CGTGAGCGCACGTACAAAGTCATACTGGCCGTCCGGCACGTTGACCACCGGGTTGTCGGTGATCTGGGTCACGTTTCCGTCGTTGTCAACCCAGTAGGGATAGACGCCGGTGTAGACCTCGGCGCAGCTTTCTTCCTGGGTCAGATCGGTCAGGTTCTTTCCGTAGCGGATCGTCACGCCGCGGTCTGTGCCGCGCTGGCTGTGCAGCTTGACGGTGGTATTATCCCACTCGTATTCGCCGCCGTACACATCCAGCACGCTGCCCTCCACGCCGCCCAGCAGACTGCGCAGACTGCCGGGCACGGCCACGGCAAAGTCTGCCACGGTCTGGATGTCTGTCCAGAATGTGTAATCACAGCTCACCGCCGCATGGCTTTTGAGCTGCTGCAAGGCGTCGACTGCGTTCAACGCCTTGCACGGTCCCACCGGGATGCCGCTCAAATCGTAGCTGATGTGCTGCGCGTTGACCGTCACTTGTCCATTGATGGGGCGGCTGATTTTATAAATTCTGAAATACTGCGCCTCGCCGTAGGGGTTCGGCTTTGCCAGAATCAGCCCGCGCAGCGCCAGGCTGCTGTAATGCTGCCCGGTGATGGGATAGACCATTTCCAATTCAAACGCGCCGTTGCGCTCCTCGGTCACGGTGCAGCGCACAGCATCCCGCAGCACCCCCACGCCGTTGCCCTTAAGCCCCGTCGTGCCGTCATAATATCTCGGATAGCTAATGATTTACACCTCCTACAACGTCCACCATCTAGGTGTGATTTCGCACTTGCTAATGCCGCCGCTCCAACTAATTTGTGTAGCTCCTGCCCCCAGAGTGGGAAATTCAGGCGCAGTTACATATTTATTTAAGTTTATCGCTTCTTTATAAGCGTCCATCATTTCGCAGTCTAGATACATCGGCCCGGTGTAACCTGTAACACTTATTTGTGTGCCCCCAACTTGTAATTTGGCATCGCCAGTAACGGTTAGTGCGATAAGCGGAAGGGAAGGGAATACAGTTGGATTGTACAGAGAATCACCGCTTTTGACTTCAACAGCATTTTCGCCGTCTTTTAAGTATTTCTGTGGTTTGCAATCCAACGAAATGGTAAATGGCGCAAGGTGGTTTGCCCGGATATCAGTTTCTGGGAAATTAACTACCCGCGCCATTCTGTACACATTTGGTTCTTCCTCTGTTTCAAGCCTGCGATAGCTAAAAGTAGTTCCACGCAGAAAAGCTGCAATCGTTGGTAAAGTGTCGCTTACATCAGTGTCCGTCAGCGCAAAGCATTTCGCAGTTGCACTAACATTACCATAGCTTCCATCCCATTCAGTCAAATCTCCACTGCGGCCAGAAATGGTCGTGGATGTAACCCTGGGTGTCGGTTGGCCGAAAGTAATTCCACTTTGCAACCGAATCCCAACATCAAGGCTACAAATGCCGTCCAACCAAAATCCATTAAGCATATACAGCCGCCTTTCTGTTGCTTTGCGCCTGAAGCTCATACGAAATTTGATTTGCCAGCGCATGTGCCATAGAATTCACATCGGAAAACTGAATGCCGTTAACATCAATGTTGATCGTCATGCCGCCTGCTGTTTTTGCCGTGCCTTTACGGTATTCGTCCGCTTCATCGGCAGTCAGAACCATCTCGCCGCGATGCAGATTTGCAACATAGTTGTTATAGGGGACATAATCCATGCCGCCTGCGTGGCTACCGTCAGACCCCGTGTTGTTTTTCACATCACTTGCATTGATGACAAAAATACTCTTGATGCCATCCCACAAGCCCTGCACGAAGCTGACAAGGCCATTCCAAACAGCCGCAATGCCGCCCTTGATGCCCTCTACAGCGTTTTGGCCGACAGTAGAGAAAAAGCCAAACACACCTTCAAAGATGCCCTGAATCGACTCCCACGCGCCCTGAAAGTCACCGGACAACACAGCGTCAATCGTAGAAAACACGCCGGTAATCAAATCAAACACAGTCTGGAAAAAGCTTACCGCAACATTCCAGATGCTTTGAATGATAATCCACGCGCCCTGGAAGAATCCGCTGATAATCGGTGCAAACGGCGTAAAGATGACAACAATTGACTGGAAGATAGCCTGAAAGAATGCGCTTGCCCATGCCCATACAGTCTGTACAAGGCTCCATGCAGCGCTGAACGCTTCACCGATGCTCTGTATGACTGGGGTCAAATCTGTAATGACCTGCGTAACGACCTGCCCAATAACCTGCATAGCCGCTTCAACATAAGGCTGCACAAATGCCACGACTTCCTGAATTTTGGCAGAAATCGCATCCCACGCTGCATTGGCATTGTTTTTAAAACTATCAATAATGTTAGCAATATTTTCTATTGCCGTTTTCACATTATTGAAAATATCCAGCAAAAAAGAAAAGTCAGAGCTTTCAATTGCGCTTGTCAGCCCAGAAATAATTGCATCGCCAAAAAACGAGAACACATCAGCAACAATGGGCTGCAATTCGCTTGCTACGCTGCTTAACCCGCCGAAAAGCGCCTGCAATCCCTCTTCAATAGTTGGTTCCAGCTCCATAATCACGCCGCTTACATAAGGTGCAAGCTGTGTGACCAGTTCGCTCAAACCATCAATCAAAGTAGGCACAATTTCTTTGATGCGCGGTATAATGTTGTTTCCGGCAGTAATAACGCTGTCAACAAGGTTGTCCACCAAGGCTTGAAAATCTTGCTCCGGGTCTGCAATACCCGTCAGCAGATTTTCCCAAGCGCTCTTCATCGACGCTGTACTGCCTTGAATTGTAGTTGCAGCTTCCTTGCTGGTCGTTCCCATGATGCCCATGTTGGCCTGCACGACATGAATCGCTTGCACAATGTTTGCGTAAGACATACTGTTGGAATCGACCGTAACACCAAGCTCTTTTTGCGTGTCCGTCATGGCAGCAGCTTCTTTGATAAGCCGCTTCATCTCAGCCTGCGTACCGCCGTAGCCGATCTTAAGATTGTCGAGCATAGTATAGTTTTGCTTCGCAAATCCGTTATATGCATCCTGTATGGACTGCATATTGGTGCCCATCTTGTTCGCGTTATCGGACATATCCGAAATTGCAGTATTTGCCATTTCGGCGGCTTTATTTGTGTCACCGCCCAAACTTGAAACCAGAGCAGCAGCAAACGATGTGGATGTTTCCATGTAATCATTTGCTGAAAGACCCACATTCTTGTATGCGTCTTTTGCGTAGTTTTCTATGATTCCCGCGCTATCTTTGTACAGCGTTTCAACGCCGCCTACAAGCTGCTCGTAGTCCGCATAGCTGTCCAACGATGCCTTGCCGATTGAAACGGCCATGTTTGCAGCGGTTTTCCCGATTTCCGTAATGCCGTTGGCTACGGTCCGCAAACCGTCCGAAACAACATTGCCGAGCAACGTACCGCTGAAAACGTCCATTAAGGACGATGCGCCGCCTTTTGCCTTCTCAACACCTTTTTCATAGTCGTCTGTGTTCAGGCTTAATTTGGCATAAAGATTAAAAACGTCCACTTACTCGCTCACCTCCTGCCGTTCTTTTGTTTTCAACCCATGCCGCGCCGCAAAGTCTTTGAAATCTGCCTGCACCTGTTCTGGTGTCCGTGTATCCACTTTAGGAGGGTGGATAATGTCAATATATCTCGCTGGCCTGTCCTTTACGCCTGTCACAGCTACCACAAGGCTCCACGCACTGTCTGTCATGTACACTCTGTACAGCTGCTCTTCGGAATCAGCTTTTAAAGCGTAAGGCAGCGCCGACACAAGCGCCTTTGCGCTCAGTTTCGGCATTTTCAGCAGTACAGGGATTACTTGTTCTGCCCGCCACCGAGATACGATTTGAAAAAATCAACAAATCCCTTATCGTTTAGCAGGTCAGCAACCTGCTTGCAGGTGATAAGGAAATTCTGCTTGCCAATTTCTTCCACCGTCAGGCCGTTGAACGGAGCAAGGATTGCGTACACATCATCGCGGTGCTGCTTCAACGCAATGTTCAGCAGCTTAACAATTTTCGCAAGGCCAAAACGCTGCATTGCAATACGGGTCGTTTCGCCCTTCGGCATCGCTTTCTGCATCTCTTTCACAAGCGCTTCATCATCGATCAGGTTTGTGATGGGCTGCGCGATTTGCAAAACGACTTCCAGCGCTTCGTCAGTGCTAAGTTCAGAAAAAATTCGCATTAGGCTTCATCCTCTCCGGCCTTGATATAAACCTCACACGGCACAGTGTCCTGCGCGGTAATGGAGTAGTGCGCCGTGTATTCAAAGCTCATCTGGCCTTTTTCCTTGTCGCCCGTCTGCAAGCTGAAACCGCCGGTGGACAGCGTATTCAGCATGTGAATGGCGCAGAAACCGCCATTCGTAGTGCCGTGCTTGTCCGAATAGTCGCAAAGCAGCCACAAATCCGTGAAGTCGCTGTCTTTCAGGTCGTTGCGCGGCGTGATTTTTGAAACCTTGGAAGTGGTTGTTTCCTCTGCTGCGCCAAGCATACTTTTTACATTAGCAGGAGATGCCGAAACATAAGTGCCACTGCACTTGACCTCCCAAGATTCAATCTGCTTCAGCTCTTTCATGTTCTTGGGACAGTTGTCGATGTCCTCGCCGAAGTCGGCAAAGCTTGGCACAGCCGTAAAGTTGATGCCGCCAGTCGTAGCGCCCAGCAGCGCACTTTCTTCCGGCGCAGTACCGGCAGCCGGGTCAAACGTAGTTGCAAGATAACCCGCGTTCAAGACCAGTTCCTTAAACGCAGATTCAGGAATACGAGTAAATTTCATGCTTTCACCTCAATTTAGGCATAAAAATTCGGCGGTCACGTTGATGTACCGCCGTTTTAGGTTTTTGTCTGTGTCATCTGCCAACGATTGGCAGAACGGGGAGCCGCGTTTTAACCAAATCAAGCCGCCATCTACCGGCAGCGTCACGCCACCAATGCCCAGCGCGTCCGAAAACTCAAGCGCTTTTGCATTGGGAACAGCTTCGCTCGTGGTATGGAACCACATGTTGACCGTCAACGATACCGCCCCGCCTCCCCATGCGTCAAACACAGCATCATAGGTCAAGTATGGGAGTACAGCGTCATCCGGCACGGCGTTGCTTGCGTAAGCGGTCATAAACCGCCCGAAAAACTGCTGTAATGCAGCGCCTTTTGTCATGTAGGCAATCCCTCCCGCAATCGTTCAGCCGTAAAACTTTTTAGGCCGTTCAGCATAGTGGAAGCGCTTGCCGGGGCTTGCTTTTCTTCCGGGCGGCTCGTGACCCGGAAATATGACCCGGTCGTCACGTCCTTGTACACGCTGCCGTACTCGATGGGCACATCTTTCCGCACAATGCCTGTATATACGCTGGTCACGCCCTGCGCTTCGGCCTGCCGTGCTTCAAGGCTGCTGTCCAGTGCAACGTAATTCGCAAACTCGGCGCCCTCTCTCCACTCGGTAGCATAGCCGCCTTCTCCGTCAGGCTTTGTCAGCTTGTCCATGATGATGCAGCTATGCGAAAAATCATCTAAAAGGCTCATAGCTTTCTCCATTTGTTCAGCCGAGAAGCAAACACGCCCTGCCAGCCCGTCACAGAGCCGCCAGAATTGCCGTTTGCGCTCGATTTGGTGTAACTATACCCTGCAAAACTCTCGCTTTGAAACGGGCTGTTTGCGGCGTTCTCATACTTGTTGCGCCATGCTTCCACATCCTCAACCAGAGAAATAAAGGCAGCGGGCACAGCCAGCGCCCACACAGCACCGTCAAACGTTTCATCGGTCAAACTGCCAGCACCGTACTGGTACACGCCATCGTTGAACACGCTCCCGATAATGCGGAAATATTGCCCTTCAACTAAAAAAGGCAGCGTAATGCTGCCGTCCTTGATGGTAAATGTGCCGCTGTACGCGCCATCCGGAACCTTAAACCAGTTCCGGCACTCTCGCATCAATTCTTCAAGCATTACGCTGCCCCCTTTTATCAGCCCTTGGTGTTTACAGCGGCCTTAGCCGCAGCAGGATTGACAGTGATAACCGCAATGCCGTCCAGGTACTCGGCCCACAGCGCCATGCCCATAACCGCAAAGCTCTCACCAACAGCAGTGCCATAGTTTCCCTGAGCGTGGAAGCCGATCAGGGGAGTTTCGCCGCTCACGGTGTAAGTCAGGCCCAGGCTCGAAAACTCGCTAGAGGGGTCAACATAGTACAGGTCAATGTTTTCAACGGGGGTTGCAATGACCTTGTTGCGGGCAATCTGAGTTGCGGGCAGCAGGAACAGGGTGCTATAGCCCATAAAGTTCTTGATGTAGGTCAGGCCGAAAGCGTTCTGCACGGTCACCTGCGCACTGCCCAGATAGTCGTAAGCATCCAGGATGTTCGCAAAGCCGACTACTTCGGTCACATCCTTCTGAATGGTGGCAAACTTGTTCAGCACCTCGCCCTGTGCCTTCGCCAGAGCGGCCTGCCAGGAGGCAGCTTCGCCGGTCAGGTTGCCGGTGTTCAAGAAGGTGTAGAATTTGCTCATCACCACGTTTTGCAGCTTGGTGAGGAAAGCATCGTCGGACTTCTGTACGGCAATAGTCGCGCCATACTTGTCCACATCCTCGATGGGCACGGCTTTTGCGTACTTTTGCAGGGTGATGTCTTCCTTTGTGGCCGGGGTGATAGTGGTTTTGCTATAGGGGATTACAGCACCGGCGGGCACAGTGCCGCTCTCCAGCGCAATGCTAGCGGTGTAAGACACCAGCGAGGTGCCCGCCTGCTTGCGGATGGGCCGCATGATGCCGTAGATTTCCCGCAGTGCCTCCCAGTTGTCGGCAAAGCGGGTCACAAAATCCAGCTCGCGAGCAGTCACGCCAGTGTAGACATTGGGCAAACTGTCGCGGGGGGTGGTCAGGGTTTCAACTTTAGTTGCTGCCATTTTAAGGCTCCTTTCATGTGTTCTGGTTGTTCAGATTTTCTTCGATTGCCTTCAGGCGTGCTTCATAATCCATGACATAGCGCCCTTTTTCATCTTTTTTGTAGATGTCGGCCATTGTGAGATTTGCGCCGCCGCTGTTGGCGGGCGGGGTGGGCGTGTCGGCTCCCTTTGTGCTGGTGGTGGTGATGTACTCGCTGTAACTGTCCTTCAAGTTCTTTTCCAGCTTGTCAGCCTCTTTCACAGCTCCGTCATCGTTCAGCTCCAGCGCATCAAGCAGGCCGTCAGCCTTTGCCAGCTTCGCCACGCTCTGCAAGCGCTTTTCGGATACGCCGATTTTCTTCAGCACGGCTTCCACTGCCTTTTCTTTGGCAGCTGTCGTCTTTTCGGCATCAACGGTCTTTTTGTAATCCTCAAAAGCCTTGTGCTCGGATTCATACTTTTCCTTGTAACCGTCATCGCCCTTTCCTTTCAGGTCGTCCAGTTCCTTTTGAACGCCGGGAAGCTTTTCCGCATCGGCTTTATAGCGGTCAACGTCCGCTTTCAAACCGTTTACGGTGTCAGTGTGGGCTTCAATAATAGTGTCCTGCTGCTCTTCGGTCAGCCCCATACCTTTCAGCAGCTTGCGAGTAATAGCCAATGTTTTCGCTCCTTTTCTTCGGTGTCAGTTCTTCGACATTCGCGTTTTATTCAAAACGGCAATGCTTCGCCGTTTTTGCGTATGAAAATAGCACCTGCCGTAAATGCGGTAGATGCTAATAAAAAGAGCCGGAAGGCTTATTTGCCTTTCAACTCTTGTTCGATAATTCTGTTATACTGCGCGGAATGGTCTGCCACTGCGGGCTTGATGTACGGTTTTGCGCGTTGGCCGTGCGTCAAATGCCAATCGCCTTTTTCGTCTTGATACACCCACGGCGTTTGTCTGCCGCCCGGATAGTAAATGCCAGTGCCGCACTCAACGTATACGCCGTATTCGCTATTTGTGCCCACGTAGGCAGCCCGTTCGCCGTTGTCTGCTACTGTATGAGTAATGCTGTTGCGTAGGTTGCCTGTATCAACAGGGCATAGCTTTTTAGCATACCCCTCACCGACAAGCCCGCATTTTTCCAGCGCCCGCTGACAAGCGGATTCCAGCGCTTCTAATACCTCATCGCTGTAGTCTTCAAGTGTGATTTTCATCGTTTTCTAAGCGCATCATAATGCTGTATTCATTCATAATCTCGCACACAAGCGTTTTGCCCTCTCGAAGATTTTTGATGTCATCTTCTGTAATGGTTACATCTTCGACCCCAAAGATGCTTACGTGCTTTTCGGCTTCATAGGAAGTGTCATAAGCTCTAAAATGTTCGCTTGATGTATCACCTAAAAATCTTTTTAATGGATTCATGACTCTTACCTCCTACTTTTCAAGTGGGATTCTCATTGTTCGGTGCATCTATAAATAATTCGTAATCTCCGTTGGAAAAATGCGGGCATTTAACTTCACGGTTTTTTATTTTTTGCGGAATCGGCTCATAATATTGGCACTTATCATACTGCTTAAAATTATTACATTCTAAGCAAATCGGAATAAACTCCATTTATTCGCCCTCCGCAATTTTTTGAATGATTTCTGCAATGTTTTGCGGCAATCTTTCATCGCCAAGATGATACGCTGCCCACGCTTCTGCAAATGCTTCATCAGGCGTTTTCAAAATGTCGCATTTGCTTTCTTCTGCCCATGCACTGGATATTGATTCCCAATTATCAGGCAATCCGCGAACATCAACAACACAATGTCCAAATTCGTGATACGCGGTAGCTCTGCCGTCAGTGTTAAACGACCAGTCATTTCCCGTTTTTGCACGATACTTTTCGTTGTTTTTCTCTTTTGCTTTTGTTATCTCATCGATGCTTTTGAATTTTTGTGTATTCAAGCCAACAAGAATACCCCCATCGTAATCGGTTCTGTCGTACCCAAGTTGCATTGTACGAATACCAAATTGCCTATAATCGTATGTGACGCCCCACCATTGATCTGCTTTTCTGCCTAACGGTCTGCCGGTTGCAGTAGAAATGTCTTTGCCATTTGCAATCATTGCAGGGCGGCAATCCTGCGGCAAGGTATCGACCGCATTAAGAATGTTATTTACCTGTTCAAGGTTCATTTTGTCAAAACGCGCATACTTAACGCCTTTACTTTCTGCAAGCGCAATTCCATCAGCAACGGATGCAGCCTGCGTTCTAAGCGCATTTTGAATTCGCAAGTCTTTACCATTGATAGTAGTTTCTTTTTTCCAGCCTGCCCACTCTGCATAGGTCATATCTTCCACAAGCACAGATTCCCCAGTTTTGGGGTCTCTGGCGCGTCTACCGCCGCTGCTTGTATCCTCGCCGTCAACCTCTGCAATTTGGGTGCATCGGCAGTTATACACAAGATAACCCGGTGCAGAACTGTCTCCAGGATACATAAGCTCGTACCCGTCAACCTTAAACGGCTTGTCAACGTCTACTGTCTGCCCATCAAGCATTGCGTGTGCGTGGCGTGTGCGGTTGTCCAGCGTTGCCAGCCATTGCTTTTTCAGCTTGATGCCCATGTCCTGCGCTGCTCGGTAAGTATCTAGCCGCCCGGCGTTCTGCGCTGCTGTAATGGCCGTCCGCGCCGTTCTGATAGCGCTTGCGCGGCTCATGTCCTGCATACGGCTTTGCAGGTCGTTGGCGATTTTAGGTATGCTTTTGCCTTGCAGAATGGAGCTTGTCACGCTGCCTGTAATCTGTTGCTTGCCGTACTTTAAATCAATGCCGCGCTGCAATGCCCGCTTTGGCGGGTAATATGGCATCAAGTCAGGCTGTTCCACAATAAGACGTTTCACTGTCTGCTCATCCCACAGCGTAAAATCTGCTTTGTCAGAAACCTGCTCGATTTTGTAAGCTGCATAATTGCGGTTCAGCGTGTAGATGCCCGGCGTGGCGTCATTGACGTATGCCACAGCCGTTGCATTTGCATCGGTGTATCTTTCTGCCACCTTGTCCCGCAGCGCCGTAAAACGCTTGCCTCGTCCTATCTGCGCAAGCCGCCACTGCTTATATTGCTGCTCCGTGATTTCGCCTGCATCGAGCTTTTCTTTCATGGCTGCATCACGCTTGGCGAACTGCTCAAAATAGGATTTCACCGTGTCGGTCAATTCGTCAGCAGCTTTTTTGTACAGCTTTGCGATGCGCTGTTCAAGCTTTGCAAGCTCGGCATCTGTCATTTTGTGGGCGTAATCAGGTTTCATTTACGTCTACTTCCACGTCGACTTGCTGTTGCCTTTCTCTGAGCCCGTTTGTTTCCACCCATCTGCGCATCCATTGTATTTAAGAAGTTGCTTGTTGCTTTTCTATCAGCTCTATAGGCCTCTTGTTTTTTTTCATATTGCTTTTTATTATATGTTTTTACGCCATATCCCAGATTTTGCGCGTTTCGCATGATTTGTGATGCTGATAAATTGATAGAATCACCATTTTCGCTATAAACTTTGCCGTTTTTGACAACATACCCAGCGCGTGCCCCATCCATATCAATATCAAACGCAACAACGCCGCGCGGTGTTCCACTGCCGCCCCTGCCGCTTCCAGAACCTCTACCACCCATTCTTACATCTCCTTTTTACTTGCTTATAATATGGCTGAATCCTCGTGACATTCCAGTCAAATTCTTCATGGCATTTGCCATACCACAAAATCTCACTGGGTTCAAGCCTTGCCAATGCCGCCCGAACGCCTTTTTCAAACAGCGCTTGATTCTGCTTGCTTTTCTGCGTTCCCACGCTAGAAATCGCCACAATCGAATGTTGTGGCTCGCCGTCAAAACACCACTCGTAGCTTTGTTCATTGCTCCAACACAGGGTTGGCACAACGTGAATCCCGCATTGCTGCCAGTATGCCGCCAGCCAGTGCTTGCGATAGTGATTGTATATCTGCATAGCAAGCGGCATATCTGTATACATTGAGAAATCAGGCGCACACACAGCGCCAAATTTTTGAAGCAACGGAATGTACTTGTCCGGCTGATTCCACACCCTTTGGAATTGATAATCATCCACGAAAAAGTGAACGCCTTTTGTTGCGCAGTCCGTACAGGTTTTAGCAAAGTTGAACGGAATCCATTCCAGATGCCGCACATCAATGTGTTCCGGCTGGATAATCGGCGTATCGTATTTTCCAACTCCTAAAAAGTTGGCTTTGTCGAGGTTTTCAAAATTCAACATCTTGTCACTCCTCGCCGTTGGTCGTGCGGTCTAACTCCTCTGCCGCCTTTCGCTTCATCAATTCCTCGTACTGGTCTGCGTCGCCGAGAATAGTCAGCAGCTTTTTTGTGATGTATTCATCATCGTAGTATTCCGCACCCAGCATCACGGTCTGTGTTTCTTCCTGCTTATTGATAATCTGGTTGCGCGTATAAGTTGGTTCATCATCAAGACCGGCAACCGCCAAAATGCCCTTGATGCAGCGCGTTACGCAGCTTTCAAACTTGTCCGTTTTCAAATCAAGCGGAACATAGCTTGCCTTGATAGCCGTTGCCGTCTGGTTACCTGCGCTCACGGCAGATGCGTCAAACGCCTGGAAATCCGTGTACAGCTTTTTGGTCAGCATATCAATGGTGGCTTGCGTCCCTTGGAACGGTGCTTCGATGCTCTGCGGTGTGGCTTTTGCGCCCTCGTCACCATCTGCATGGGCAACGTGGGTAGTTTTAAGCCGCTCCACAAACTTGGCATCGTCCACCTCGTCCATACCGCCGCAGTTGGTCAAAACCCAGTAGATTAGGTTTCCCTCGTCCACGTTGTTGACCATGTTGCTGCTGGCAAGGTCGAGCGCGTCAACGGTGTTTTTCCTGCCGCAAAGTTCGCTGCGTGCCTGTTCACCATTTTTCAGCGGGATAATGGGAAATCCGGGATAATTCTCGCCGTCATAAATTTCTGTGCCGTCAATCTCCGAGTACCGCACTTTTAGCTTGTACGGCAGTTTCCCGTTTAAACTGCGCACTTCATCGTTGCGCGGCTTGATGTAGTCCGTGTAACCGTCCATCTCGTACAGCGTTGCCCGCAGCGGTTTGTCCGGGTCAATCTGCCAGAACCGGATTCCGGCTTTTAGTGCGCCGTCCTCTTCATCGTATAGCGGCACAAACTGCTCCGGCGCAAACACCTGAATATGGTCAAGATTCCAAAATACGAAAGCCTGCCCACCAATCAAAGCATGGCGGGCAGCATCCATAATATCTTCATCAAACGTGGCGCCAAGCGCCTTTTTTGTGGCGTCCTTGTTAAACGCAACGCCGTTGCCCAGCAGGTAGGAAACTTCTTGGTCTACAACAAATCCAAAAAACTTGCTGGCAATCTTGTGGTTTGCTGTGTACATATCGGGATGCGCTTTCCCCTCAAGATCGTACACCATTTTTTCGTAGCGGTTGATTGTGGGATTTTCGCCCCAATAGTACAGCTTTGCGTCCAGCATGTCCCGCGTTTTTTTCTGGCCCTTAAAATCGTTGATTGTGTCAAACACAAATCCCATGCGGGAACGTTCATCTTCACCGACCGCCACAAAGTCTTGATATGTTCTGATTTTCCATCACCGCCTATCTGTAAATGCTTTGATACTTCATTGCCGTATTGTCTCCGGCCTTGTTCGCTGTGCTTTCCATCGCATAACGCACCGCGTCAATGTGATGGTTGTTCAAATCTGGGTAGCCTTCCAGCACTTCTCCCGTCTTGCTGTCTCTCTCGTACTCGTACTCGCTGAATTCCTTTGCTGTGTCCGGGCAACGTTCTGGGTCAATGACAATCGCTTCCAGCATTTGCAGCCACTTTGTGCCATAGCGAACCGATTTCGGACCTTTGCGGGCAGGGAATGTTTTCACGCCGTACTTGTTATAGTCGGCGATGGATTTTGGCTCGGCGCTATCCGCGCAGATTTTGTCCTCGCGCGTCAGCCCTCTATCCAAAAGCAGCTGTGCAGTGTCTCTGTTGCTGGTTCTGCGCCGTGTTAGTTCGTCAAAGATGTATAGCGTGCGCCGTGCCGCATCATAGTGCATTGCATTGTACGCCCAAGGGTCTGGATACCAGCCCCAGTCAACGCCGCGCTTGATGCGGTCAAAGCTGGAAATCTGTTCATCTGTGATTTTCTCAATGCGCAGATTCTCAAATACCGCCGTGCCGCTTCCGACAACCTCGCCTAAATACTCGTGTCGGTATGCTGTTTCGTTCGTGCGCTCCAAGTATTCAGCATCGGCCAAAAACCGCTCTCCGAGCCATTCTGCGGGCGTTGTTTTGTAGGTGCTATGATGTATTAGCTTCCCATCGCGGGCTTTCAGTGCGTAGCCGTTCGCCCAGTTCCGCGCCATTGCTGGCGGGTTGAAGCTCTTGAACGTAATGAACCAGTCACCGCCGCGCAGGCAGGACTGTTCCACGTTTCGGATTTGCTCTTCCCCGTCAAACTGGTCAAGCTCTTCAAACCAGCAGATGCCGATATAACCAAACGGCACTTTGATTGACTTTACTTTTCCCGGGTCATCGACGCCGAAAAAAAGCACCTTTTGCCCAGTTGGCAAATAGGTGCATTCCATCGGGGAAACAGTGCAGCGAAAATGGTCGTGCAATCCAAGCTCATTGATTGCCCAGACGATTTGCGCATAAACGCTTGTGCGCAGCGTGTTGCCGACCTTGCGGAACACTGCCGCGTGGCATTGCGGATGCGCCCTCAGCTGCAAAATGACTTCAACGCCAATGAAACTTGACTTTGTGCTGCCACGTCCGCCTTTTGCCACAAACTCTTGTACTTTGCCATCTTCAATGTCCCAAAATGGCTTATAAAATGCTGGCGAAATAATATCCTTGATATGTTTATTCTCTTGGCACATCATAAATAATATTCACCGTTCCCGCGCTCTCTTGCTTCGGTTTGTCATCCCATCCAAAATTTGCCCGTAAACTAAACTGTGCGCCGCCAGAGCCGTCTTTGTCGTACAGTCTTTCTTCGGCGTACTGTTCACAACGGGTCTTTGCACGCGTAATCGTGTCATTGAACTCTGGTTTGTTTTGGTAATTCAAAAGCGCCTGCCTTGATGCAAACCCAAGTGCAAGCGCCAACCCTGTCACAGTAGGCGGCTTTTTATCGTCATAGATGATATAGCCGTTTTTATTTCGCATCGGTTCGCCGTTATCGTCTAAGAACGGCTGTCCTTTGCAGGCTTCAAAGTAGGCATCAATCTTTTCTTGCATTGCCTTTACGCTTCTGTATTTAGGTGGTGCGCCCACCGGATTTTTTCTTGATGCCACTTTATCACCTCGCTTTACAACACAAAAAGCCCACACAATTTGTGTAGGCTTATATCCCCCAAAACCCCTTTGCGCCGGAGGAAAGCGCGTTCCCGCCCTGTCGGTGTATGCTGTGCCGACCTCACCCGTTGCGGGGAGCAACTCCGCAACGCTTTTTGATTTCCTCTATTTATATCCCGCGTAGGAAATCGCAACGCGGCATCCAACCCGTTTTATATCCCGTCTGCTGGTTTACGGTTTCTGCTTTGATAAATGCTTTCCGGCGATGCGTAACTGCGTCAGTAACGGAGTCCGCACAAGCAGATGCCGGGCAGATTTTTTCAGGCTCTCGAAGTCCCGTTGCGGTCTGCCATCGCGCCGCGCTCCTGATCGGCTTGCCGCTTTGCTTACAGCGTTCAGGTTATCTATCGCGTTTTGCCTGCGCCGGGCTTTCACCGGTGGGAGCGACCCAGCATGTGCCCTCAGCCGGACTTGAACCGGCACACCAAGGCTCTTGCCATTGAGCTACAAGGGCATGTGCGGCTTGCCGTTTGCACGACCATTGTCATCATTTGTGAGGTATACCGCGCACTCTCACACAGACAGGTTGCGACCCTGCCCTCTGGTACTGCACATAGGCCTTGCACCTTTGCCACGCCGTTGCTTCGGAACGCGGCGCCCTTGCCGCTGTGATTTTCTAAATCGTATATGGCTAATACGCCACCACTTGGCTGGCTATGCAGCATATAAAATGCCGGTCTTTCCCGGCTGCCAGCTATGAATAGGAGAATTGAAATGGTAAAGGAAAGAGATTTTAGCTATGCCGTAGGCTGTCCCGTTCCTACATCATCCAGCATATCTATAATAGCAGGTTAAAAGTGAACTGGAGTGCACAGATTTTCAATTGCAGCGCGGTGTAATTTCTTTGCCCATCGCTCGGAAATATTTAGATTTATCGCAATTTTCCACCAATACGGGGTGCCTACAATATACCGCTCCCGCAGAACGTCCCGCTGCATTTGGTCTTGAACAGAGTTTATTGCGGTTTCGATTTCTTCCCTTTGCATTTCGGTTTCAATAATCTGCTTGTATAGAGCTTCCTGACGCTCCATGATTCTGCAAACGGCATCCTCGATTTTATTTTTACCGCCAGCAGACACCACCACGGGGGATAATGCTTTAGTGGTCGCTGTTGCCCGTTCACGTTCGCTTTGTATCTGCTGGCGCAGCTGTCGTTCATGATTCCTGCTGCGTTGGTATCTCCATAGCCACACTTTCTTTTGGTTGAATTCTTCTCTGGTCATTGTATCTCCTCTCTTCCAGTTTCATGCAGCGCGGCAGCGTGCAAATATCGCCATTCTTCCACTCGCACGTCGCGCAAAGATGTTTGCGGGCGTATTCATCAACTAGTTGCTGTTTTGTCATGGGGGGGTCACCTCTGGTGGTAGAAGTCATTTTAGAAGCCTCCTTATGATTCTATAACATGCAATGCCGATGCGCGTTACGACCAGCAGCGGCCAGAAAATAAGGACAATAACGTTGTCTGCGCCGTCTACGGTGTCCATTCTGTCTGTGTGGTTGATGTACAGGACGGCGAGCAGGCCGCAAAGGTCGTAAACACAGACGGCGGCGATAACAAGAATAATGGTCATGGTGTCACCTCCGGGGGTTCAGGGAGCGGCATCCAGTGGGTGATTGATTCTCCCAAATAGTCCCAGCATTGGCTATCGTAAAATTCTTTACGAAGAATATCAAATTGCTTTATATCTACATATCCATTGAGTGATGGATGTGGTCTTTCCCAAAAAATATCTGGGATAAAATAAACAAGATAATCTCCTCCTCTATCCGGTAGTCTGTCTTTAACGCTTATCCAATTACACATAGTATCCTTCCTCTTCCGGCAATTTTGGTAATGACATCCAATGAGTGACGTTTACCCCAGCAGTTTCGTAGGTGAGAGGTTCTCCGTCATTATTTGTTCCATCATCGAAATAGCCACCGTAATCACACCAACCACGTTCCGTGTCGTAAAATGCCAAATAAGTGTCCACACCAGCCCAATGGTCTAAACGAACAAGAACCTTTTCATACGGGTCAGGCAGTCTGTCTTTAACGCTTATCCATTCACTCATCTGTGTTCACCATCCTTGCGCCGCAAAACATACAATACTTCATACGGCTTGCGCTTGTTCTCCATTCTGTTTGGTGACAAGCGGAACACTCGTATTCGTTTTCTCCGCAAACATATTCTCGTTTTATCCAATGTGCCGTAGGCCGCAGGGATTCCGGGTCGATGATAGGTGCTTTCTTGGCTTCGTCTACGATGAATTTCATCCCGGCGTCGTAACCACGCGCATAGGCGGCTTTCTGTTCAGAAAGTAAATTCTTGCCGCCAGACCATGTAAAATGTGCACCGTCATATTGTAAGATTTCTTTAATGTCAATCAACCGCACCGGTTCTTTCGGCTGGCTTGCGCCCGGAATCGGGCAGCCTATTGTTGTGTTCATTCTGATACCTCCTCTACAAATGCCATGCTCTGGTGCAGATTGAGGGATGCGGGATTGAGAATACAAGCCGGGACGACGGAAACACTACAATACGCACTGTAGTAGCTCAACTGCCCCGTAGTGCGCACGACGCGAACGAGGGAAGTGTTGCCCGTGTCCCTGTCTCCGCACCACCACGGCGTTGCAGTCCAAATCAAGCTATCGTAGTGCGGGATGAACTCACGGTACTTGCGGTACTCGTCACAGGTCAGGATGAAAACAGGGTCTTCCGCAGCACCATAGGCGCGGTCGCCGTTGTCGGCAACAAGGTAAACGGTATGTGACAGTAGACATTTTTCGTCAAAAACAGCGTTCGCCATACCAGATAAAATTCCACGCACATTGCTGGTGCGGTAGTTATTCCAGTTGCCCCTTTCGTCTGCAAATTTATCACTTGGACAGAATTTTACGTCTTTTGCCCACGTCTTTGCCATAATTGCCAGCACACCGCCGTCAGGGTGGTTCTGGTCAAGGCAGACCCATTCAAAATTTTTGAACATAAAGTGCTCGCCTGGACGTAGGGTTGTGATGTTAGTCATTGTCGGTTACCTCCGCAAGCCAGTATTTGCGGTAGCAGTCGTCGCAGCCTTTTCCATTTGTGCATCCAATGCTTTCATCAATGGTGCAAGGTTTAATACACAAAATTCCATTATCTTCATCTATTGCTGCATTAGGAAACATCTTCAAGAACTCGCTCTGGCGGGTCTTTACGGGGTGGTCTTTTGCCCATTGCTCGACTTTTGAAATCGTTTCTTCAATGCTTTTAACTGAATCGTCATCGAACCCAATCATGCAGCACGTGTTATTTTTATAAACAGGGCATTCATTGCAATCTTTATTTTTGCATATCCTGTTTACCGTCTGGAAAAATTCAACTGCGTCCATAGTCTCACTCCTTATCCAGTCCGCGGGCTACATACTGCCCATAGGTCAGGCCCATGGCGTCGGCTTCGCGGACACATTGCTCAATTGGTTTTATGGTTTTCTTCAGGCAGGGATGCGCAGCGGGTTTCTTGCCTTTTTTCAAAACACCTGCATCTCTGCGGCGCTGATAGGATGCCTGCGCGCTTTTGATATTGCGCTTGCGGATGCAGGAATCGCAATAGCGCTTTGTAGGCTGTACATCCCACATGATTTTCCCGCAGGTCTTGCAGAATTTTGTTGTGGTCATAGCGGCTCCTTTGTTTTGGGTGCTTCAATGCCGATGCTTTGCAACGTTACCTGCGCCCAGAGGTCGGCAAGCTGGTCATTGCGGTACTCGTTGTATTTATCAGCAACGGGGCCTGTCATTGCATCCTGAATCCGTTTCAGGGGGCGGGGAGAAAGACCGACCTGATAGCACGCCAGCAGACACAGATAGGTGGCGCGGGTGGCAATGTCGTTCCGCTCCTTCATGACAGCTTCCTGCGCACGGCTCTGGATGCCCTGAATTTTAGCTTCTGCATAGGCGTCTATGGCCTTCTGCATGGCAGGGGTGGGATGAAGTCTGGCTTTCATGGGTTACACTTCCAATTCTTCAATAAAGATTTCGGTGCGGGGGTTCTCTTTGTCGTACATCACGCGGGAACCGTCCACGCTGGCGATAATGGTGTTGTTGTCGTCTGCAAGGATTTTGGCGGCGACAAGGGTGTCATGGGCAGCCTCCATTAAGTTCGTGAGGTCTACTTTGCGGCGGGTCGGCATATAGAATACCGTGGCGACGCGGTAGCGCCCCGACAGCGGGGCTTTCGGCTTTGGGGTGAGATACCACATAGCGGCCTGTTCGTACTTCTTGTACTGCCTACTGGGGGCGATAAACGGCTTGCCGGTGCGGTGGTTGGTAAGGATTTGCTGGGAGTTCTTTTTGGTAATAGGGGGCAGGGAGATAATGTATTTTTGGATCACGGTGCTATCTCCTTTACTTTCGCGTAGTACTTCTCGCTGTACCATATATCCGGCAGGTTTTGATTTTGGGTGTAACCTGCGGTGCGCAGGGCGGCTTCGGCATTCCAACGTGTGGAATACAGGCGCTTGGAGTGGGTGATGTCGCCGGTAGAGCGGGAATAGGTGATGATTTCATACTTCATCGGTGTGCAGGGCCTCTTGCAGGTGCTTTTGCGCGTTGCCCATAATAACAGCGGCCTTTTCAAGTTTCTCTTTAGCGGCGCTGCGCAGGTTGGTTGCATAGGCCAGCTCGGCAAACGCAATCTTGAACAGAAAATCTTTATCAGTCATAGTCCGTCATCTCCATAAATCGTTGGTAGTTTCCGTCAAAGGCGATGTGCAAATCGCCTGTAATGCCGCGCTTGTTCTTGGCAAGGGAGAAATAGTATTCAGTTTCGCCTTTGCCCAAAAGGATGATCGCATCTGCGTCCTGCTCTATCTGGCCGGATTCTTTGAGGTCCTGCACCTTCGGTGCGTCCACGCCGCCGCGGTTTATCTGGGCGAGCGCCACGACAAGGCGGCCTGTTGTCTGGGCGAGGGTGTGCAGCTGCATTGAAATGTTTGTGACCACCTCATACCTGCTGTTGCCCCTGCCGGGAATCAGTTGCAGATAGTCCACGATGATGACATCTGCCTGTTTGGCGGCTGCGGTAGCCGATACCCATGCGACATTTTGGCCGCCTGCATTGATGAGCCATAGCGGCAGGCTGCTGATAGTTGCGCACGCCTTGGCGTATTCTTCATCCTGCGGGGCACGGCGCTTAAAGACGATCTCCTCCATCGGGATAAGGGCAAAGCAGGAAATGAGCTTATCAAACAAACCGACCTGGTCTGTCTCATAGGAGAAGAAGCAGACCTTTTTGCCGTCTTTGGCAAATTGCAACGCCATCTGCAAACCGAGCGCGGTCTTGCCTGCACTGGGCCTGCCGCCGACAACGACCATCTGTCCGGGGCGGATAGAGCAGCGCCTATCCAGCGCGCCGAGACCGGTCTTGATGCTGTGGTCTGTCTTGTCGTTCTGCTCCATGAGCCACTTGCCTGCGACCTCTGCAACGGTCATGCAGCGGTTATCGACGCTGCCCTCTGTGAGGACGTCAGAGAGGGCCGCAGACAGGCCGCGCATGTCATCGACACTCTTTCCGGCATCTGCAATTTGAAGGCCAATTCGGACGGCTCTGCGGCGCTGGGAGGCATCCTTGACAGCGGCAACGAATTTGCGGTAACCACTGATAGAGGGAAGCGATGCGGCACATACTGCGGCGGTCTCGCGGTTCTTCATGAGCACATAGTCATCCTGTGCGAAGTACCCGCGTGTGGTGTACATGGATTTTATCTCAGCGAATGTGGCGGCGCAGGCACCGTCCGCAAAATCGCTTTCGCTTAGATGGTCGATGCAGTAGAGGATGCTGTCCGGCGCGTAGACCATTGCGCCGATAACGCATTGTTCCGGTGTCGGGTTCAATCGATCCACTTCCTTTCCGTCGTGGCCGTCTGCTGGCGGCTGCGCTCCCATGTGCGCACTGCGGCTTTCCAGTCTTTCATTTGGTTCTTGCCTACCTTCCAACCCTTGCTTGTGTAGAAGTCGCAGAATTCGCTTCCGTCAATGCCGTTATGGCGCTCCTGACAATAGGCGGCGACTTCTTCAGGCGTAGGGGGAACAAACCGCTTTGAAACGGGCATACCCTCGTCCCCCTGTGGGGGATTATAGGGGGTATTCTTAACTTCTTTATTCTTCTTTATATAAGGGTCTGTGTTAGCACTGTGTTGGTTCTGTGTTACCTGTTTGTTAGTTTCTGTGTTGGCGCATTGGTAGTCACTGTAATTATTTACCGTAAATACGCTAAATTTACCATGTTCGCACTGTGTTATTTCTTGTGTTGATTTTAGATGGTTTATGGCAGTGCGGACAGATTGAACACTTATGCCAGTATCTGTTGAAATTTGACGGATAGAGGAAACGGCCTGACCTGGTTCTAGTTGGACGCCTTTGTAGTAGCACGGCTCATAGCAAGCCAGAAACAGCAAGTGCAGAAACACGCATTTTGTGGGTGTATCGGTATACCAGCCCCACTTCATCATGCGGCGGTACAGCTTTATGTAACCATCGTTAGCCATTTTTCAACACTCTATGTAATATTCAGCGACGCGGCACAGTCTGCCGTAGCGGTTGCGGCGCTGTACCATACGGGAGGCTACCGGGACGCCCCGGCGCTTTAGGTCTGTGATGCGGGAGGCAAGGCGGCTGCATCCGAAGTCCTCGAGTGCATCCAGTGCGGTCAATGTGCCGCCGGATTCCAGCACGGTTAAAATCTGGTCAAGCTGGCTCGGCTGCTTTCTTTCATTCGTTCTTTCTTTCATGACGCGCACCTCCTAGAACGGCAAATCTCCCTCATCCTCAATGAGGGCATAGTCGTCAGACTGGCCGGAAGAATAGGAAACGTCTGGCATGCCCTGCGTGCGCTGTGAGGGGGCTGCGGGACGCTGTGCGGCGTTCTGCGTGGCAGGGCTGGTACTTTCCTTACTGCCGCAGAAACTCACGTTCTGGGCCACGATTTCAACGGCTGTGCGGTTCTGACCGTTCTTGTCCTGATACTGGCGCGTCTGCAAGCGGCCATCAATGGCAATGAGGGAGCCTTTGGGGAAATACTTGCAGACAAACTCTGCGGTTTTGCCCCAAGCAGTGACATCGAGCCAATTTGTCTGGCTCTGGCCGCTGGCATCTTTATAACCGGAATCGTTGGCGATGCGGAACGAACAGACGGACTTGCCGCTGTTCGTGGTTTTGAGTTCCGGGTCTTTGACCATACGGCCAATAATAGCAACAACATTCAACATAAGTTAGTCCTCCGTAATATCGAGATAGTTCTTGTAAAAGCGGCGGCGGAAGTCAGACACCGTCCAGTGGTAGTAGGCCATTGCATGGCGTTGGCCATCTTGTTCAAGCCGCAGCCGCGTTGCAGCACAGTTATGTACAGCGTCAGGCGCGTTTCTATGGCAATCTGCACACAGAGGAACCCAAAGCCCGTATTGCTTGCTTTTATCGCGGCTGCCATTGTATTTGCTACCACTACCAAAAAAGATTTCATGGCGCTCAGTCGGTTTCCATTCCTGGCATTTGTAGCATTTAAACCCATCAATCGGCATAATAGATGGCGCGTAACCGTTTCGGTCAAGCTGAACGCCGTATTCATTGCGCGTTGGTTTCCGCATCGTCCGTCAGTCCTTTCAGTTTTGCAATTTCCTCCGGGGTCATTGTGGGGATGCCCTGCTGCTGACATTCCTGCACGATCAGTTCAATGAGGCGGTGCATCTGGGAACTGTCGAACTGGGAAGAGCCGTACCAGCATTGCAGGTTGTAGAAAGTTCCCTGCGGGGTGGTCATTTCATCGAGCTTATGGACCTGCCAGCCCTCGCCCTTGCTCTCCCAGCCGTTTTTGAATGCCTTTGCAGCATCTGCGCGGAGGGTGACAAGGGCAGAGCTACCGCCGATGTCGCGTATCAAATCACGGTAGATGTCCAGTACAGGGCGGTTGATTTTGGCGGCAAGCTGGTTCATGAGCGCCCATGCGTAAGCGTTGGCCGAGAGGCTGCGCTTTTGCGTAGCCGTGCCGATGACGGCGGCAAGGGGCTTGCCCTCGTCAATGACGGCGCGGGCTTTGTCGCAGTCTGTGGGGGAACATTCCAGCGTAATTGTGTTGCCGATAACAACTGCGGTCTTGATGGCAATTTGCTGCTTCATTTCCACGCCTCTGCAATCTGCTGGCCCTGCTTCCAGTCCTCTGCTGTGAAGTCCTTAGAGGACTTGCCGATGGTTTCTGCAATGAGTTTCCACGCATCATTTTCATCGGCGTTGTTCTTCTGGCAGTAGGATTTGACGGCACGCTGGCACTCGGCGCGGGCGGCAAGGCGGGCGGCGGCGGGGGTTGGCTTTTCCTGCTGCGGGGCGGGTGGCTGCCCCGGCTCATCTTCATAACGTTCCTTAAATTCGTCGGCTTCGCTGTCGGAATAGATGCCGTCAAACGCAAGTTTGCAGATTTTTAAAACAACACGGTCAAACAAACGCTTATAGGCCATTGCGTAGGGGTAAGCATTTTTACAGTTCTGCGTAGATGCTTCGCCGACCTCATATAAGCCTTGTGCCTTATTTGCATAGGTAAAAACAAGAGAATTTCCGTAGCCAGATTTGTCGACAGACACACAATCCGGGTTAAACTTATCCTTTTCCGGCATGTTATCGTTAATCTTCAAGCAGGCGTTGTGGCTGATAATCAAGCCGGTGTACATCATTTTGCCGGTTTTGGTCTCGTTCATTAAAATCCAGAAATCAGACTCTTTTAGGTACGGTCTATCGTTGATGGCATTTAATGCTTTGTCGCGGCTTGCAATGTATTTTGCGCTCTGGATAACGGGGACCTCTTGACGGGATTTAAGCGAATACTCCGACTTTTTTTCGTTAAACATCAGATTGCTTCTCCTTCCTTGTCCTCTGTCGTCAGGTGTATGCGGTAGCAGCTGGTGGGCGGCAGGGACGTGTCCGGCTTGCGGGTTTTGAGGTCATAGTAGTAGACCGGAATGCCGTCTGCCAGAAAATAGGTGCTGTTCAGGCCGTATTCATGTTTTGCGAAAAGCGGTACAAATGCGCCGATGTTCTCGGAATAGATGCGGCGGGAAGCCTGCACTGCTTTGAAATAGCAAGCGCTGATGCCCTTCCCGTTTGGGATAAACTCGGCAAGATGCCGGCCCTTCAAAAGTGCGTGCGCCTGTTTCAGGGCGCTGATGTCGTCAATGGTCATTTTAGTAGTCCTCCATACAGCGGCAATCTTCCCAGGGGTCGTCCTCTTGGACATCCTCACCGGGGAAGTAGCCGGGGTTATAGCACATATCACAGCCGATGATTTCCGTTCCGAATTTTGCGGGGATAAAGTAGATAGTTTCGCATTCTTCGCTGCAGACAGGGCAGCGGGGGCGGCGTGGTTCGGCAGGCGGGAAGGGGTTATCTTGATGCCCCCAGAAGCTAGTCATTTGTCGGCCTCCTGATTTTTTTCCTCATCAGAAAAATGCAGCTCCATCAAGTCGGCAATCGCAAGGTACTCTTTGGCGTATTTGCTGTCGCCGTGAGTTTTCTTGACGATCTCACGGAACTGCGCTAAATCACCATAAAAGCAACCGCACTGTACGCGGAGCATTTTATCCTTGCAGCGGAAAAATGTGGTCGCGCGGAAGCAGTGACCAAAGCCTGTAACAACGGCGTAGTCTGCATCGCCGGAGACCAACGCATCGCCGGAGACCGACGCATTGCCGGAGACCAACGCATTGCCGGAGACCCACGCATCGCCGGAGACCGACGCATTGCCGGAGACCAACGCATTGCCGGAGACCCGCGCATCGCCGGAGACCAACGCATTGCCGGAGACCCACGCATTGCCGGAGACCCACGCATTGCCGGAGACCCACGCATTGCCGGAGACCAACGCATTGCCGGAGACCAACGCATTGCCGGAGACCCACGCATTGCCGGAGACCCACGCATTGCCGTCGTGGGAGAGGTTATCTTCCTTCTCAATAAATCCGCCGAGTTCTCCCTTCTCGACGTTGCCAAAAGCGATGAGAGCCTTAATACGGAACAGCTTCTTCCCGAAAACGTTCGTTACAAATTCGGCGGTCAGTTCAAATTTCTTCATGGCTGGATGCCTCCTTTGGATACAGCCCGCACAGCAGATTCAGCACCAGCAGGGCGGCGATGGTGGTGGGGATGGTGAGAGAGCCGAGCGCAGCCAGCAGCAGCACCAAATCTGCGGTGATTGCCAGCTTGACGGCAGAGCGGATAAGTGATAGAATAAAGTTGTTCATTGAAATATCTCCTTGAACCTGCCCAGTGCGTTGCAGCGCACTGGGCATTTTTTATGCGCTGATAACGGGTTTTGCAGCTTCGGCAATGGGGGCCAGTTCCTTGATTTGATTGTACTTTTGCAAAAAAGCCTGCAAATCCTTTTTGCACTGGGCCAGCAGGGCGGCGTACTTGTCCTCTTGTTGAACGATTGCCTGCACGGATTCATAGGACGAGCCAGCGGCGCGGATGTTGAGAAAAGCGCGTGTGACCGGTTGTTCTTCTGCTACGACTGTAAGGCAGCTGATGATGTGCCGCGCCTGGGATTCGCGGTATTTTTCGGCGGCTTCTGTGTCGTTCCATTCAAATTCCCCATGCAGGGGAGCGTCCACCGGGCGGGATACGTCCAGCAGGCGCTTTGCGGTAAGACCGCCGGAGCGTTCAAGCTGTTCACAGACCTGCCCGGCCTGTTGGGCGTCCGCTTTTATGTAGGACGCCGATTTCCATTGATAAGTCATTGGGATACCTCCTGTTTTGAAATTGGGCAAATACCTTGCCTGCCGTACCCGACCTCGCCGCACCAGGCCCCACCTTACCTTGCCTTGCCTGCCATACCATGCCTTACCTCGCCAGACCACAACGAACCTTACCTCGCCTGCCGTACCTCACCTGGCCGCACCGCGCCTTACCCAACCTTACCTCGCCTGCCGTGCCTTACCGTGCCTTACCTAACCAGACCTCACCTTACCATGCCTGCCGTGTGATGCTTATTCAACATGGAACATACCACTCTGGCCGCTCTTTTCTGGACGCCATTCACCGATGCCGCAGTTGTAGCCGCCCAAATCAATCAAGCTGATAATGTCTTTTAAAGAATAGGAACTTGCCTTGTTGTAGCTGATTTCCAAATCCATGTACCAGTTGTCAAACTGGCCGCGATAACGAATATCTGCGCTGCCTGGGATTCGCACCATATCTTCACGGATATGCGGCGGGGTGCTGTATTTCACTTCCGCAAGCTGTTCTTGGCCAACGCCGGTAATAAAAAATGCACCTTGCAGGGAAACTTTGTCCTTGCTCATACCGCAGCGATACGCACTGCTGATAGCGGCCTGCTTGATAGCCGTAACCGGGAAGCCGAACTTCGCACCATCCTGGATAGCTGCGTTAAAGGCTTCTTCGGTCATTTCGGTGGGGAGCGGTGTCATCCAGTACATGGACTGAATAAAATCGGCCACCGGCTCTTTAGGCTCTTTCTTTACTGTGCCTTTGCCCATCTGCTTATCAAGCATCTGTTGCTTGGCCTTTTTCGTCCAGCGGTGCATGATAAGCGGGGTATCTCCTACAATGCGCAGGTTCACATCTACGATTTCGGGGCGCTTGATTTCAATGATTTCTTTCGTTGCCATAATAAATATCTCCTTTTTATAAAACCTGTTGCAGCAGGTCAGTTTATATAGTGAGTGCCTTTTTTAAAGAATCCAGCGCTTCACAAATGCACTCGTTCTTTGTCCTTATCGCTGGTTTTGCGGTTTTGATAACATCAGCCACCGGGTAATACGTTGCAAATTCGTCAAGCGTGATGCCCAGTGCGGCGCATGCTTTGCCAACCTCCGGCCAGCGCCAATCATTAGCGCCGTTGATGCGGTTTGACATCTGCGTTTTAGACAAGCCGCAGACATCTGCAAGGCGCTGTTTGTTGTAGCCCCTGCTTTTTATAAGAGCTGTAAAAGCAAGGTTTGTCATGGCGTTCACTCCTTTCTTTCTGCGATCAGTTCACTTACAGCCGCCTCCATCTTTCTAGTTATCGGCTAGCAAGTAATCAATCGGCACGCCGAAATAGTCAGCCACTTTCTTTAGCGTCGTGATGCTGGGGCCGTAAGGCGATTTCTCCCACTTGCCAAGTGCACCGTTTGAGATTCCGGCGCGTTCCTCAAGGATTGTGCGAGAAATATTGTTTTTTCGGCACAGCGCATCAATTTTCGAAATATTCACCTAGCAAAAGCTCCTTTCTAGTTGACTATTACTAGAAAATATGCTACTATGAACTTGCGAGATTTATAACAGCATATTTTTAGCTAGTCCGCTGAATTTTAGGGGGCCTGGTTCTTTGTTGCCCTCTGTGCTATCTATTATACTAGCATTTATGCTAGATGTAAATAGTTATCTAGCATTTTCTAGCGAATTAGCAATATGCACAAAGAAACGGTGTGATTTGTGTGCGATACGTTGAAAAAGCAAAGAAAATAGCAAAGAAAAAAGGAATTGCCTTCACGCATATTAGTACAGAGCTTGGGAAAAGTCGTGGCTATTTGTCTGAAATGCTAGCAAATGGGCGCGATTTGCCAGAGCATATGCTAGCCGATGTTGCCAGTTTGCTAGGAGTCACCGTTGCCGACCTGACCGGGAATTCCGAAAACGGAAAAAAGCCCACCGCACAAGGCGATGGGCTAGATGTAGACTATATTGAAAAGTGGATTGACAACGACGCATCTGAAGAGCAGCTCAAGCTGTTTATTGCAAAAGCGTCGGCAAAGCTGGTGAAAAAATGAAACTTGATAAAGTATGCGCAAAAATTCTTTCTGCGTTGTACGATAACGAAATAGAAGAAAACGAAATTGCCGCTATGATCGGTTGGGAAAGCATTTCACAGCCGAATGAACATATTGATTATCTAACGCGTACAAGGCTAATTAGACGAATAATGCGGGATGCGGTTCCAGACGGAGAGGGTGGTTACAAAGATAATACTGGGACGGCGTATTATCAAATTACAGTTCAAGGCAAGGCGGAGTATGAACATTTGCGTAAACGCCGCATTGAGAAAGCACTTGACTTGGCTGCCAATCTTTCCCCTCTGTAACCATGTAATCTCGGATTTCGTCAAGGTTCGGTCTGTTGGCATCAGTATACTCGTACCCATCGCAGCCGCCTTTTGCCAAAGCGCGACCACAGCCCAAAAACGCAACGCCGCATTCGCCGTACCGCACATACGCGGCGTATTTGCAATTATAACAAGCAACGCTTTTTGCCTTCGGCAAGTTGGTTTTGTCAAGCAGCGCCGACCTAATTCTGTAATGTTGCACATCCTTTTTCAGATATTCAATCCTTTCTTTCAAGGATGCGTTTTCCTGCTCAAGTTCTTTAATTCGACTTTTCCCGAACATTTTTTATCTCCTTTACAACTTCATTATATATTTTAACGGCTTTTTCCGGCCGCAACTGCCGCAAAAGCTGCTTTGCCTGCCATCTTGAACTAAATATCGTACTTTTTTGTGTGATTGTCAATGGTTCTTTTTTCATCATAATTCCCCCAAATTAAATAAGGTTGTGATACTATGGGCTTTTTTGACTTTTTGAAGCCAAAACCGCAAAAGCCTGTTCCTGTTAAACAAACGCAATCAAAAAGGATTGAAAATGTTGTGTCTGATGATCCAGAAATTAGAAAGTTACAGCGCGATTTAAAAGCGCAAAACAAGCAACTTGAACAAATCAAATACGCAGAATCCTATTTTGAAAAAACGGGTGATATTGGTTTTTTGGTTGAATTTTGGGAGGGAATCTGGAAAAGCGGCGGGCTGCTGTTCGACGGTTCAAAATGGACATTCCGGCTCCCTGATTTGTATATAAAAATTGGCGAATATGATAAAGCTCTCGCCATCTTAAAAAAAATAAAAAATCCTAACTACATTGGAAAAAGAGATTCTTATATCAATCGCGTAAAAGAGCTCAAAAGCAAGCAGAAGAAGTTGTGAACACAACTATAATACAACTTGCAGTTGTATTATAGCAGTTTCACAAAAATACTCATTTGTCAAGTCTTTATAATCCGCTTTTTCGGTCTTCTGCGCCCGTGTCTTGGTGAAACATCCAAATCAGGCAGTTTCTTCATGGTCTGCTCCCCTCCTTGCACGGTCTTGCAGCACAGCACGGTACAGGGCTTCAATGGTTGCCGCATTACGGTTTTGGTAATTCTTTAGACGTTCCACGTTATTCATTGTTGATTCCTCCTGTGTTTTCTGACTACAGTAAGAATCTTAACATGTTTTTTATACCATAGCTTCCATTTATTCCCATAGCATTTTTTGAAGAAATATTTCTTTATATTTTCTTGATTGCTACGGTAGAAAAATTTTACCGCATTTGAAGTGCAAAACATGTAAAAATTTGAGGGTGATGAAATGGAAAGTAGAGCTGATTTCCGAGAACGTGAAGGACTTATTCTTTCGCAGTGCCGGTTGGAATCCGGGCTTTCGCAAGAATATGTAGCCAGGCAGATGGATGTGAACATCCGCACGGTGCGCAACTGGGAAGATGGGCTTTCCCCTATCCGAAACGATGATTTGTTGATGTGGTTCACCGTCTGCAAACAATCCCCCTGGCGCTGGCTGCAGCGCATCTGGATGCCGTCTGCATTCAGCGATACCGATACTCCAAACTGGACGGACGAGCAGGTAGACAAGGCACTTTCTGATTATATCGCTCAGATGCCGAGCCTGTACAAGCGCCGCCTGCTGTATATCCTTTGTGGGGCGCACGGGAGCGATTGGGCGGGCCAAATAGATTTGCTGTGTGCTAACGCGCATACGTCCATGCAAAGCCGTGTACGCGTCTGCCAGGCCGTAATACAGAACTACCGGATAGATACCGTAACTGGGGATGACCCATGCCCGGAAAGCATCAAGCCGGACTTTGACCGCCTGCAAATATGCCTGCAAGCCGGAGAAGCTGCCGTTCTGGCAGGTGACGGCGAATATAACGCAAGAGAAAAATAAAAAATCCCATGCCGGTGGTGCCACACCAGCAAGGGATAAAGGGCCGTCAACACAAAAAGTTGACGGCATTATTATAACACACAAAAAAAGGAGCCGCAATATGAAAAGGACTAATACCGCAAAATGGATTGAAAGCGCCGGACGTTGGCAAATCAACGTGCAGAAGGACGGAGTGCGCAAGACGTTTACCAGCGCCAAGCCGGGCCGCACAGGCCAGAGGGAAGCTAACAAAAAAGCAGATGAATGGCTTGACATAGGCGTAAAGACGGAACGGATTAAGGTTTCTGACGCATGGGAACAGTTGCTACAGCAGAAAAAACTTGTGTCTGATGCAGAATACAAAAACATGGCATCGTTCGGACGCTCCCATTTGCTGCCAGCCATCGGGATCAAGTCAGTAAAAGCCGTTACGGAACAGGATTTCCAAAAAATTATAGATTATGCGTTTCGCCATCCACAGGGGAACAGCAAAGAGCCCTTATCCAAAAAGACATTACAAAACTATGCAAGCTACTGCAAGCAGTTTACGAATTTTTGCCGAAAATCGAAATGGACAACGCTTGAGCTTGAGGAGCTACAGATTCCGGCAGCGTCTAGAAAAAAAGGAAAGAACGTGCTGACAGTTGAAGCGCTCAACACGCTGCTAAAAGTAGATACGACCATCATGCGCGGAAAATCTGTGCATGATGAATACATAAATTATTATAGGTTTCAGGTGCTAACAGGCATGCGCCCCGGTGAAATGCGGGGGCTGCGATGGGAAGACGTTGACGGGAATCTGTGCAGACTGAAGCAGGCAATCAATGCGCACGGTCAAATCACGCAGGGAAAAAACGAAAACGCATTGCGCACGGTAGTGCTGTCAAGACGCGCAATGGACGTGCTGGAAGCTCAAAAAGCCGTGACTGGAAAGCAGACGTACATCTTCCCCATGGCATCCATGCACACGTACTACCACCGCTGGCAGCGCTATCAGCGCTCTAATGACATGCCGGAGCTGAGTCTTTACGAACTGCGCCACACGTTTGTGAGTATCGCAAAGGAGTTGCCGACTGGCGAATTAAAGCAGCTAGTCGGGCATAGCGAGGATATGGACACATACGGCACATACTCTCACTACATCGCTGGAGATGACGAACGGACAGCACAAAACCTACAAGAAATCTTTGATAGATTGGTGGACTAAAAAGTACACACTAAAAGTACACACTTTTTTTCTTAAATGTATGAAATAATAGAAAAAGTATGTGATAAAACAAAATAATATAGCAATATACCGCTATATTTTTAATAACTAAAAGCATTGTGTATAGTTCGAGTCCTGTCACCTCGACCAAAACAAATGCCGTAGATTCGTTACAATCTACGGCATTTTCTTTTTCAAGTACACGTTTTAGTACACACTCACCTATTTTCTCTGCAAACTGTGTACCAAATCATTATACACATCCGGTCTCACTTCTTTCAGCGCATCCATAAACTCATCCAGCACACGCCATACTCGCCCGGTATCGGCCTTTTTTACAATCTCCAAAAATTCACTCATCCTGTAAACGCTCCAATTTCCGCATTACGCCATTATAAACTTTAGGGTTTGCCACATATAAAGCCGACATAAGCTCATCCAGCACGTTCAGCGCCGCTGTGGTGTCTACGTTTGCCACAGCCCGTAAAAAGTCACTGCTGCCAACAGCAGCCCTTGTAGACGGCTCTGCCGCTGCGTAGTAGCGAACAGGCTCTTGCGGTTCTGCTTTCTGCGGAGAATGGGACGCATCTGCAAGACGCTGATTTTTCACAACATACAGCGCTGCCAAATTTTTAACTCTGGTCATAGTGAGTTCGCTGTTTTCGATTTCGGCTATAGCGCCGTCAATCTCTCGCACGTCAACCATAGCCCTTACACCTCGCTTTAACCGTTTCGCATCGTGTCAATGCAGCGCTGGATGACTTCCCTGTCTTTGCTGTCAGCCCCGCGCATAATATCTTCCATGCGGGAAATCAGTGAATCGCGCCCATCGTCCATGCTGTAGTGCCCGCGCACATAGTGCTGACCTCGCCGCGCATAGCTGCTGCCGCGTCCGTAATTGCCGCGCATGTTGGCGCTCCAATCACCATCGCGGCTGTAATCCTCATCGCGGCTGTAACCGTCATCTTCCAGCATGACAATTTTGTCGATATTTTTGATAGTGTCAGTCAGCTTGTGAACAGTTTCCAAGTCACCGGCAGACATTTCACCCTTCTTTCCGATTTCGTCCAGTTCTGCGCATAGCATGTCTTTCAAGTCATACAAAACTCTTTTACTCATGGTTTACTCCTTTCAGCTCACTCTCTCAACCACAAAGTTTGCGTTCGCAAACAAAACGGTTTGTGTGCTTGTATTTTCGGCGGCAACGGTCAGGCAGCAGCCGCGCGGAACTTCAACAAAAGACGTCACATAGATATTAAAGAAGTTTTCTACTGCTGCCGGTGTCACGGTTGCAGTCGCACTGTTCAGCGGTTCGCCGTTGATGGCAAGCGCAGCCGTAATAGCTTCCACTGTGCCGCCGGTAGGGATAGCAATGTTTGCACCAAATCCCACTTTGAAACGAGCTTTGCACTGGTTCGTAATGCCGCGCAGCGTAACAATACCGGCGCTCTCTCTGTGTACGACACAGCCCTTGCCCGCTACTGCCGTTTCCGTAAGCGGCACGTTCTGGCCTGCTGCCACGCTCACGGTATTGGCATTTGTAAATTCAGCCATAAAATCATTCCTTTCAAAAAAAGATAGGGGGGGGACGATTGCCCCGCCACATTTTGCACTATCGGCACGGGGCCGAACATGTCAGATGTTCCGACAAGTTGCCGTATTAATTTTTAGCATCCGCAGCCGTTGCAGGTGCCGCAATTCCCATACTGATACGGAGCAGGAACGGGGAAAGCCGGAACAGGGCGGGGGTTGTAGTAAGCAAGCTGCCCGCTCATATAGGCTTTCAGCGTTTCATTCTGCGCAGCCTGACTTGCGGCAAGCTGTGCGGCAAAAAGCTGCTGGTTCTGCTCGGCAATCTTGGCATCTTTAGCCTCAATGCGCTGCGCCGTCAGTGCGTCAAGCACAGCGCGGGCGTTCGCGTTCTGGTTTTCGATGATGTCCCGAGTGCCGTTCTGAATGGTCTGGCGCGTGTCGCAAGCCTGCGTAGCAAGGTTGTAGTTTACGCCCTGGATGGCCTCGCGGGTCTCGCAGCAGCAATTAGCCTGCTGCATCTGCATGGCGTTGAGCTGCTGCATAAATGCCGCCTGCTGATTGGCGCGGCTGATTTCGGCGCTCATAAAGCCCTGCTGCATAGCGTTCTGCACGCCGTTTACAAGCTGCGCCTGTGCATAGAAACCATCGCACAGGCCGTTGTTTACGTTGTCAATCTTGCGTTCGATGTTGGCAAAGTCGCTTGTAAGGATGTATCCATCCATAACGCCAGCACCATTACCGCCGCCAAATCCGTTATTGCCCCAGTTACCGCCCCAGCCGCAGAAAACGAATAGGAAGAGAATAATAATCCACCACGCACCGTCGCCGCCAAAGCCCCAGCCGTTACCATTGCCCGTATTAGCGGGCTGCACAGGCATTGTCATAACAGTGCCGTCCGAAGAAAGACTCATGTTTAACTCCTTTCAAAAGTTGAATGTATTGTTCACCGTGCGCACGGGTTGAACCTATTTTAAAAAGCTCTGAAACTGCTGCGCCATCGCTTGCAGCTGGTTTAGCTGCTGCTGGCTCATCTTGCCGGATTGCAGCAGCTTTTCCACCTCTTGTTTGGGGTCGCCCTGAAAGTTATTGCGGAACTGCTGAAACTGCTGCATCATTTGCTGGAATTGTCCCATCGGGCCGGGCATACGCCCGCCGCCTAAAGCATTAAACAGTGGATTTGGCATTTTCGCTCTCCTTTTTCTTTGTCAGCGGTTTATCTGCCGCCAGCGCGTCAAAGCGGGCCGCCAGCGCATCAAACTCTGCACGGGTGACAAACTCCCCGGCTTGCGCTTGCGCGGCCTGTGTGGGCTGTTTCTGTGCCGCTGTGCGCTCTGCATAATCGAAGATGCGCAGCGGCTGCGGCATCCCGCTTGCGTCCACTGTTTTGATATAGAACGAGCTTTTCTCGCTATCCATCAAAAGCACGCTGTTCCCTGGCGCACAAAGGTAACTTTTTGCCGCTTCTTCTCCCTGCACCCAAATAATAGGCGCAGTCTGCTGTGAAGTCTGCTGCTGCTGCGGATATGCCGCTTGTCGAAGCTGTGCAAGCTGGTCGGGCATGGCCGACGGCATCTGCTGCCCCATTGGGTAATATCCCGGCGCAAATCCGGGCTGATACGGTACGCCAAACGCCATAGTCAATCATCCTTTCTGCCAGTAGTACAGCGGCACTTCATCTCCGCTGTCCCATGTATCCAACCAGTCCCCATTTTCCACGCACACAACATGCGTAGCCATTGCCAAAATATACGTGCCATCTGGGTGCTCCGCCGCAAAATCTGCCACTGTGTAACAGTCCGGGCAGCTGTTCGGAATTGCCGAACGGTTCCACCCGCACCGCCGAAGATAGTGGCCCCAAACATAGTTTGCAGAGGGCATATCATGCAGTTCAAATCCTGCCAGAACCAGCGCCGCATATACAGCCGCCCACGATTGATGCGTTGCAGCTGCAATGGCTCTGACTGTACAATCGCCGACGCGCTTTTCTTCCGGGTTTAGGTTGATTTGCTTGTATGCCATCCGAACCGCTCCTTTTATCTTAATTGTACACAAAAAAACGGCACACTGTGGGCCACCGAAGTGCCAACATTGTGCCGTCTTTGGGACAAAATAAAAAAGGGCGCGGCCACAAAAGCAGCCGCGCCCTTTAAATTAGCCTATTTTGTTTTTGATGCTGCGAACGCGCCGTTTTACCGTGCGCTCGCTACAATTCAGTTCTGCCGCAATATCAGCATTGCGCCAGCCGCGCCGCCGAAGCTGCAAAACATCCGTTTCTTCATCAGTCAGAAAACCGCCGACAAAATCAAACTTTGGCATGATTACTCATCCTTCTTGTTCTTGCTTTCGGTCTGCGTGCCAAAATAAAAGGCCACAACCATTGTTACAATGGTCATGACAGTGTCAGGCTGTAATTTCTCCCGCAGCGCCAATGCCGCAAACACTGCAACGACAACCAGCGTCACAATGGTTTTTACCTTGAAAAGCGCTGCAATGTTCTTGATAAAATCACCCATAGAGCTGTACCTCACTTTCCGTCCAAATCGTGCAAACGCTGCTCATGCCGTTGCAGCGTTTCATCTTGCTCTTCGTTGTGCTCCCACAACCGTTTATGGCTCGCACTGTTGCTCTTGTCGTTTTCTTGCACTTGCTTGGCCACGCTGTCAAGCAGCGCTTTCAGCTGCGTGATACTGGTATTCAACTTCAACAGCGGTGTCGTGACCGTCATAATCAGTCCAGCAAGTACAACAATGTCCTTGACAATATCCCAATCCGTCATTCTTCACTTCCGTTCCGGGCGTCAGACCCACTCGCTTTTATACAGCCCGGCATCCGTCAGGCCGCGGCTCTGGCACAGCAGATAAATTGCGTATGCGTCCCCCTGCGATACCGGCCCTACCGTGATGACCTGCAACTTGTTTGCAGGCTTGTCCACCGCAGGCAGGGCCTTTACCAGATGATTCAAATCAACCACGCCAGTGATGCCCGGCACGCTGTCCTTCGCGGCCTGACTGTACTGGTGGATGTATCGCGGCAGGCTCGTGTCGTAGTTGGCGCGTGTGTCGGCCAGCCAGCCGATGTAATCTTCACACAAATAGGTGTAGTCGATGTTTGCGCTTGCGAACGCCGTGAAGGTGTAGATGCCTGCCGTGAATCCGTGCGCTTTGGCCCTCTCACAGAACGCCATTGCAATTGCCGTGCGCTGGTCTTTCGTCAGGTTGTCGGCGCGGCCATCGTGCGTGGCATGGCTCCACTCGGCATCGAAAAACAGCGGGTATCCAGACGGTGCAAGGCTTGCGCAGAAATCAGCTTCCTCGTGGGCCTCGTCCTCGGTGATGGCCTGGCTAAAGAAGTAGAACCCCAGCAGCTTGTTGTTGGCCTTGGCCCCGGCCAGGTTGGCGTTGAACTGCTCGTCCTTCATCAGTGCGCCGCTGCCATAACCACGGTAGCCGATGCGCACCAGGGCGCGGTAGGGAACCTTTGCCCAGTCAATAGCGCCCTGATGGTGAGACACATCAATCAGCACTTCCTCGCCGCTGGGCTGTGCAGGCTGGCCACCGTATGTGCCCGCCTTGTTGAGGATGCCTGCATACGCAGTCGGGTCAAGACCCTTGCTCGTGGCAGTGGCTCGCACTTCAAAGTGGCAGTGCGTCCATGTGCCTGCGGCGTTGCCGGTCTGTCCGACAACCGCCAGCACATCGCCAGTCTTTACTTTCTGCCCTACGCTTGCAAGCAACTTGGAGCAGTGGCAAAAATACAGGTAATTCACTGCGTCCGGGGTCTGGTTTGCGTCCAGCTTCACGCAGATATAATAGCCCCATTCCCATGTCTTGTTGCTCTTGTTTGTCACGATGCGGGCTGTAACAACGGTTCCTGCAATGCTCTTGCCGTTGTAGCCGGGCATGCGGATTTTGTCGTCATCCAACCCGCAGACGTCAATGCCGCCGTGCCAGGTCTTTCCGCCGCCGCGCGTGTAACCGTAGCAGCTGTACGGGTACTTCACGAGATTTCTTCCGCTAAAAATCATGGTATCACTTCCTATCATTCGTCGGTGGTATTTTCAGCGCCGTCAACCTCCGGCACATCCGGCGTCTCCGTAACCTCGTCTGCGCTCTCTCTCGCGTCCAGCGCATCATAATACGCCTGTGCCAGCGTCTCCACCTCGGCAATGTCATCTTCAGTCAGCAGCCCATTGTCAAGGTGCGTGTACGCCTTATCAAGCCAAAACGCAACATCGCGTCCTGCTGCAATCTCCCGCTTGATGCTGCGCAGCGTCAAATCGTGCCGTGCTTTGCTTTTAATCGCCATGGTGATTTCTCCTTTCAGGTTTGCGATGCTACTGCATCTTCCAAATCGGTGATTCGCTTAATGGGGTCTGCGCGTCCCGTCACAGTCGCGCTGTCGGCATCGGTCAGCACGGTGTTCGCACCTGCAAGCGCGGGCATGGGCTGTGCGCCGGTTGCGGTGAAGGGCGTTTGAGTTGCCAGCTTGTAGGCCACTTGTACGGGTGTCCCCGCGGCGTACAAGTTGGCAAGGAAAGTCTTAAACGATGCTATGGCTTTTTTGTCATCCGTCGTATCAGGCAACGTATTTGTCGTTATGCAGTAAATTAGATATTTAGAACTCCCAGAACCGGCAAGGCCAACTCCTATGTCCTTTCCACCCCATATATTTTTTTCTTCATTCGACATGGTGCTGCACAGAATTTTATCGATATTACTACCATCATTGGAATAGTCATTAATATCATAGGTAAAAAAGCCTGTGACATTTGTGTTTTTCTTGTTAACGCCCCACGTGTTCCAGTTTTCCGTACCGTCCAGCGCTACGGATTTCCACACTTTCTGCCCCTCTCCCGTCACCGCGTCCACCTCACCGCCATACACGGTTTCCGGCAGGGTCAGGGTGTTGGTCTGCCCGATGTACGGTGTGTAGGTGGTGGGGGCGGTGGTGCCAAGCTCGAGTTGAGCGTAAATTCTGCTATAATCAACGGTGGCATTTAGCACTCGCATAAATACACCATATATGCGTGTACCACTTGGTATGCTCACGTGTTCTAATTTACCACCATTTTGCAGTAATCCAGCATCTGTTCTGGCTCCAAATATACAGTTTGGATTGTTTGTTATGTAATTTGACGACAAAACCAAATCCACGTGCGTAGTAAATGCTTCTGCGTTTTCTACCGTTCCTCCCCAAAAAAAGTAATCACTGAGGTTCTGTCTGATTGTGCCTTTGATGCTTATCAATCCTTGATCATCAAAAGTCCATTCTATCCCGTTAATTGTCTTATTTCCTTTATTTTTTAATAAATTTTTCCCGCACCGTTCGACCGTCACGCTGTCCCTGCCCTTGATGGGACGAATGTTTTCGGGGCTTGGCGTTCCGCTCCCTTCCTGCACGGGTTCCCACTTCGCTTTCACCCCCAGCGGATAGCCCGCCACGGGATAGCACACAACAGGGTTGCCGCTTTCTTCCAGCGGTGGGCAGAGCATGTCAATGATGTGCTTGCTGCTCCATGGCGCGTCCTCGCTCACCGCCGCATCATCAATCTGTACGCCGTCCTTTCCGGCAGGCCCCTCCGGGCCAACCTCTCCCTGCGGCCCCTGCTCACCGCGCTCACCCTGCGGGCCAGTATCACCCTTGGGGCCAACCGGGCCAGTTTCGCCAACAGGCCCCTGCGCGCCGGTATCGCCCTTCTCGCCTTGTACACCCTGAACGCCCTGCTCACCTTGGGGGCCGCGCTTTCCGGTGTCGCCCTTCTCGCCCTGTGGGCCTCGCGGACCAGTTGCACCCGTTGCCCCGGTAGGGCCTTGAACTCCCTTTTCTCCTTGCGGCCCCTGCGGGCCTACGGGGCCTCGCGGGCCAGTATCGCCCTTGTCTCCTTTGTCGCCTTTGGCTCCATCCTTGCCGTTAAATTTGCCGTTAGCCGCATCATTTCGCAAGTTATCGGCCACGCTCTTTGCTTCCGCGCTGTTCTTTTCTGCGTTAAGCGCAGCCTGCAAAACCTGCGTGGCAAGTGATTCACTGGGTTTAAACGGCTCAGTTCCACCAACGGGGCCGCGTGTAATCACGTTGTATCCCTGCGTTTTTGTGATGCGCTGCACACCATTGGCAACGCCGCAATACACGATAGTGCCCGTACCCTCATTGGCGGTTGCTTCGGCAGGCACATCAATCAGTCCGTTTTCCGGCAAACGGATTTCACGGGGTTCGCCCTTCGGCGGGTTAAACGTTGCCGTTACAGCAAGCCCGCTCCACGTATCGTCAAGGGTCACATGCAGCTGCTCGATACCGTAACTGCCAAAAGTGCCAAGCGATAAGTTGCCGGGTCTAACACTGTATCCTTTCAGCTGTACTTCATGCAATGCCATTACACGCCCTCCAATCTGGCTTTAACCGCATCGCGCCACTTTTCCGGCACATCTTCAAGTGTCATGTGACACACATAAAATTGCATCATCAGGTAACACCTCCCGCTACCGCCACCCCCTTCGGGGTCAGCCGGTGCGCTTCCACATATAACAGGCCGTGTACTTGTTCACGATGGGCATAGGCTTGTTGCCGCCAGTTTGTGAACTTTCTGTTCCCTCCTGTACTCTTGGGTTGTATGGGACTCGTCCAATCGGGGTTATATATGCACCCGCTTCACTGTAACTTGACGGGTAACCCTGCTGGTATGAGGCATAAGCGTGAGTGTGACTTGGCAACTGTTCCACCGTTTGCGTCACTTCCCACGCACCGCCAGTACTGCCCGCCGGGTGCGTTCTGTCTGCCGCCCGCAAAAAGCAGTCCGTGATCCGTTCCCAGCTTGTCCCAGGCCAGCGCTGTGCCGGTTGAATTTCGCTCATCGTTGTGATTATGTCGCCCACCCAGTACGGGCAGACGTTCAAGGGGTTATGTGCTCCACTCATTGGCTCACCTCCAAAACAAACACTGCCGCACTCGTCGGCGCGCTGTTCGCATAAAACTTAACCACCCCGGCTCCGGGTTCCAGCGCGGCTACCATCCGCACCGCATCCGTCACCCTCGTGAGGTCGGATACGATAACCCGGCTGTCTGCCGTCACCCCGGCCACCGTGACAGTGGCGCAGGTGGTGTAGCTGCTCGTGCCGCCGTCGTCCCAGGGCACTGTGTAATCGCCGGAAGTCCAGGCGCTGGCTGTCACCGTAACCGTCACCGGCTTGGGCAGTTTTGCGTCAATTTGGGTCTTGTCGTAGTAATTCGCAAACTTACTGCTTTGGCCAGTGTCCTTCCAAACCCCGGTATCGCTGTCCCACACCCAGATTGTATCAGTTTCGCCCACAATGGCCCAGTTTCCGTCATAGCCGGTATTGTGGGCCGCGTACAGCGCCTCGTAATTTGGGTACCACCCAACCGCGCCCTGGCTGACCTGCTGGGCCAGCGCGGCGTAGTATTTGGCGTTGTTCATTCCCTCGCCGGGTCGGGATGCCGTATCGCCCACGGCCCAGCTGCGGGCCTCTTTTGCACTGGCCGCAGCGGCCTTGGCGTTGGCAGGGGCCGCCTTGATGGCCTCGATGTTATCGTGCACATCCTGGATGCCCGCCTCGTTATCCCGCACGATTTTTGCGTTGGCGGCCACCTCAGCGGCCAGCACCTGCACGGTCTTGTATTCATCCAAGCTTTCAAGCATCCCATCCTGCACCGGGTTCCTGTCGATGTCCAGCCGCAGAGCAGCCATACCGGCCACACCACCGCCTGCCAGCACCTCTACCACTGGGGCGAATGTGCCGTAGCTGGTCGTCATCTGGGCCGTCACGGCCATATAAACTGTGCTGCGGTCACTGCTCACGCCCAGCGCTGGGTTGTAGACATAGTGCCCGTCTTTTTTATCCATCCTCAGGTTGACATCCGCGCCGGTGGGCAGTGTCCAGGGCTGCCCGCCCTTGTACAGGGCCACGGCCAGCACCGGGAGCGTATCGTCGTACTGTACCAGATGCACCGGCTGCACAACGTCCCGCCGGTCAAAATCCGCCCGCGTCGCCTTGATAAGTGCTTCTGCGGGTGGGCTGTAATTGGCTGCCGCCATTTAAAAACACCTCACTGTATCATTCTGCCGTTGACAAGCACATAGCCGTTGCCCGCGCCGTCCACGCCCAGCTGCACCTTCACGTTGCCGCCTGCGTCGCTTATCGCGATAGCGCCGCCCTCATACTGGCCCGCCATTGTGACGTTAGCGATCATATTGTTGGGGTTGCCGGCCGCCGGGCCGTACAGCACAAGTCGGCCCACGGCGTTGTTGCTGCCCCACGTAGACATGAACGCGCCCATGTGCCAGTTTCCGTCGTTAGTCTTGCGGTACATTTCAATTTTGGCGTCGTCGATGACGCACTTGCTCTCCGACACCGTCGAAGTGAATTTGCCGGTGATGTCCACAGACCCGTCCGAGCCGATCTTAAAGTTGTCACTATTCACAACAAGTCCGCCGTTAAAAGTCGTGACTCCCGTGTCCAGGTTGGACACAAACTTTCCGTTAGTGGACTGCAGCACGCCGCCCCGGATAAGATTCGCACTCATAGTCCCGGTTGTGATGAAATCGGCGTTGATTGCACCGTCCATCGTGGCGGCCAGGCGGTACGGCCCGCCGTAGCCGCTGCTGCTGTAACCCCAACCGGCCAGATTCCACCGCCAGACCTTGGTAGCCTTTTCAATTTCCGGCTTGTCCATTACAAGGATTTCGTCCGGCTCGTCCGCGCCGGTGGAGCTGTGCAACACCACATAGCCGCCCAGATTGCCGGTGATAAGCTGTGTGGCGCGGTCAATAGCCCGTTCCAGGTCACTGCGCGTCTTGTTCACGGTGCTCTGTACGGTCTTGCCCATGTCGGCCACAGTGTTGGCCAAGCTGCTGCGGGCGTCCCCCAGCTCCACGCTGTCGTAACGCTCCAGGAGCACGTCATAAACCGTTTTAATGCACCGAGCGTCCGCGCTCACGCCCAGCTTCGCAAACTGCACATGAACGGTATCGCACAGGCACACCCGCTCCAGCAGGGCCATGTCGGCATATTCGGCGGTCTGTTCCAGCTTGATATTGCAGATATGAAAGAACCCGTACTCGTTTCGGGTACAGACGGTGTTGGTACAAAGCTTAAAATTGCATTTCTTATGAATAAGCATAATACAGTTGGTATTGACTGTGTTGCAATGTGTGTAAACGACATAATCTGCTGTGGAGCAAAGCCACAGTTTTTCCTTGACTATATTGCAGTAGGAAAGAACTATCCTGAAA